AATAAAGCTGATCACCTTTATCTGCGTTGAACTTTGCTTTTTGCAAAGCGTATTTATCCATGCAGTTAATATGGATGTTAGTATGATCCTCATTGTTGCCTGACCCAATCTGAATCATGTCATGGTGAACGCCATCAGTGGCATCTCCATTAACCACAACAATCAAACGCTTTCGTTTGCGTAAGACTGCTATATTGTCCCAACACTCTACCCATTGTTGCCAGAGTATTTTTTGGGTGAAAGTTTGTACTTGTATAACTCCGTCTATTGTTTGGTAACTTGGGGGCATTAAGCCCACCGTACTGCCACAATGCGTATCTGCAACACTAACCAGTAGCGTATCCATTTTCCTCCTCAATAATCCTGTATATATTATACGATATTAAATCGGAATGTCAAGTATCAATTAGATTAGATTGAAGATACTTCCGGCAGTCATCAATCCGTTGATAACACTTGCGAGAATAATAATCTTGACCTCCTTAGTCATACCTTTTTTTTCTTCTCTCTCTTCCCACAGAACATTACTCTGGTATTTCATGCCTTTTTTACCATTACCGTTAATGTCCTCGTCAAGAGCTATCAACCTTTTATAGTCATCTTTACGGTAGGCAATATACGTTTTCAATTCGCCATTCATCTCATTGATTGCTTTCATTAGTTGTGTGTTAGTAATTCCTGCCATGTAAACTCCTATAAATATTTCACATATTTTGGATTTGCGCTAATGTACCCAATAAAATTGCCACTGTATTTTGATGGTGTGAAAACTGGAAGCCACGTAATGCCAGATATGGGTTCGTAAATAGTTGCACCTGCAATCTGTAACACTTCCCCACGCTCCACTATCAAAGTCCTGATATTCGGATTATAAACCGGCTCTGGGCGGAAGCGTAAGAAGCTGGAAGCAATAACTTCAACATAATCCTCCGATGGTTGTGGAGGTTGTATCTCGCCTACCTTAATAAAATCATAGAAGTCCATCAAGTCACCATTGAACACATTGAGGTCAAAGCCCTTGCTTTCTGCTCCGTAATATTTACCGTCACCAACCCACGTGAATTGCCAGAACAAAGGTGGTACGTTATTGCTCTTCCAGACATTAGGAACTGGTGGTTCGTCCATTAGATTAGTAGGAATCCTCCTCACCGGAGACTGCAATTTCAAATCTGGATAAGCCATCCACAAGGGATATTTTAGTATCCAGTTAGCATAAGAGCTGCCAGTTAGCCTATTCCAAAAGTCCTCTCCAGTATAGAAGGCTGGTGTTTGTTTGCTTCTTTCCTCGATATATTCAAGGAAATATTTTATAAATGAAAGTCCTATATTTTCCCTTGCTTCAAAGTCTAATACAGGCGGAAGTTCGCCCTCGTCAAACTTTATAGTATTCCAGAAGTTCTCTGCCTGTTGTTTAGCAGTTCCCCAGTTCTTATCCGCGAAGTGATACGCGCCTCTCGGAATGCCTGCTTTCTTCGCATTCTCCCAGTTGTCATAGAAATCAGGGTCTTTGTAAAACCCTTGAGATGCTTTTATGAAAATGAATTCAATCCCGTTATCCTTCGCCTGTTGCATGTTCATCTTTTCAGGCGTGACATTATTATCTTGCCACTTGGAAATATCGCAGCCTAACACTTCTTTAATTGGAAACATCTAACTCACCCTGATAATGTTTTGCTGCATCGTATCCAAGAATCATAGTTTCTCCTTATACCCTTAATAGTCCCAAATTTCTTGGTCTCCACAGTCCTTTTATCTTCTCGCACGTTTCGCCTAAATCGCACATAACCACTGCTACCTTTGGCACAAAAGCAACCTCTGAATATTGCCTGCCAACTCCCCCGTTGTAAAGCCATAGTGCATTATCTTCAGTTAATATCTTGTCGTATTTGAATCCCATAAACACTCTGCCGTCAAAAGGGTCGCCAGCAGTTACTCTCCGCCCAATACCGAAAGCATCCCCATCTACCGCTGCTGCAGTTGTTGCACCCGTAACATAAGCCCCACCATTAACACTTGCCCCTACTTCGTTTGCGGTTGCTGAATGATAAATAGTGAGTAATGACCATGTAGTTGCTTGAATAGAATTGACAGGTGTGGCTGCAGCACCTTTAGCTACTCCACCAACATAGAGATTAAAATAACATCTGTCTTGTCCCCCAGCTCCATTATAGAAAACCGTAGGTCCGTTGTTTGCTGCGCTATATTTGTCCAGAATATCTGCGGTTGTGTCATCATCGGGATACATGAATAAACCGAGTGTCCAATCAGTATCTCCCATACTAATATCGGCATTGTCAGCAATAGAGAAGAACTCTGGAATTCCATCATCCAAATCTCTTACTCTTCCCATTGTTCCATCAACTACAGAGCCAACTGTACCATTATCTGTCAGGTCATTAGTTCCGTGAGAGTCTATTGCGTTACCATTAACCTCATCTAATTGCCACCATGCTTTTAAATCTGTTGTGCCTGGATTAGTAGCTGCCATAGTTTACGGCATCGAGAATACCAACTCGATGTATGCTCCTTTTCCTTCTGTTGTATTTACAGCATCAAAGTCAATCCTCAAAACATCCCCAATGGTAATATCGTCCTGTGCTCCATCAATCACAACTGGAGCTGCCGCAGTATCGCTCGTGATTTCTGTGGCATCAATACTACAAACGGTCGATAGCATATCCTGCGCCTGTGTAAGATTGTGTATCATAACTGAGAATAATCCGCCCACAGCACCTGCAGTAACCATGTTAGTTCTTACGTCAACCAAATTCCAACCAGCCATCCATTCGGGGGTAGGAAAGTGTTGTTTTCCGTCTCCAACTACATGCTCCAAATCATCCGCAATCGGCTGTAAAACAACTGACCTTTTTCCATAATCAGAACCAGCTAATCCATCCGGTGTAACTGCTTTCGCCGCCTCTGTACCTGCACTGGTTTCTGCTATTGAAGCGTATGCACCACCACCGCCAAACGCAATCCACTTTACTAATGTTTCATCATAAATGAGAAAAGCAAAGTCGTGAGAATCGTCAAGCGTAATATCAGCATTTCCGTTACACAGAATATTACCTTGATCATGCCTGACAACAACAGTCCTGTCCGTATGATCAGGGCGGAGTATTAAAATAGATCCCTCCCCAATATCGCCGCTGATTGTAATTGTGTCCAGGTTATCACTTGCGGCATCCCCGTTTGTATCTACTGTATGATAATTTGATGTAACCGTAATTACTCCGCCAGCACTAATTGTTAATTCAGTTGCCTCGACAAATGCTAAGGTATTCCATATCATTTCTTGATTGGTTTGTAGTATGTTGACGTGGGCAGCCATGACGTCGTCAACGTTGTCTATCTTAGCGATATATGAAAGTGTTGATCGTGCCATATTACTGTACTCCTATGCCTATATTTGTTATTGTGTTTCCTCTGCCTACTGGATTGCCAGTGGGCACTCCGACTATTCCGCTAATTGGGTCTGCTATAGTATTCCCAGCCGCAAGAGTTGCGCCATCAAAGATTGTCAATCCAGCCGCGCCGTCAAGTTCTGGCCCGAACACTAAGCCATATCTAATTACATTTTTAATTCTGGATTCGTGAAAGATTAGGGCTTCTTGTGCTGTAAATATCCTGTCGTAAATATAGGGTGTCCACATTTTTCCATCTATTGAAGTTCCATCACCTACTCCAACCCAAGCAAGTCCACCGATAGAGAATTTGGCTTGTACCCCTGCTGGCACAGCACCAACTGGTGTGTCAATTTCTGTTATAGGAACAGAGATGCCATCTGCATAAATTATAGGATTATTTGCGACATTTGAGTTGTCATAGGTTATTACAACAGTATGATTAACACCGACGGTAAAAATAGCGTTATTTGTTTTCCAACTTCCCGGAGTATCGTCAAACTGTTCTGAGAATACTAAATCGCCGTTTTGAGCAACCCCCATAAGTAACGCAAAAGCACTATCGGTATATGGCGGAGCAGTATCGTCATAAAGAGTCAATATTCTTATCCATTCATCACCTACTACCATGGCAATATTATCAAAGTTGATTCTAAATGCAATCGTTTTTTGAGTTAAATTATACACAGGCGCGAGTGTTCTCGCATACGCTATTCTCTGAGCACCAGTTTTGCTAAATTCAATCGTCACTAAACGTCTCCTATTGAAGAAGAATTGCCAGAATCGGGCATCTCTGGTACAAAATATTCAGATGGTACTAAGCTGAAATCATCATAGCGCAGACTGCACATTTCTTTTATAGGTACTCCATTTTCCATTTCGCACACTACCATATATCCAACCCCGTCTGTTATGTATCTGTTTATAACCATCAACTTATTCGTTTCCGGGTTTCCTGAACAGCCAACCACGAGCATTAATAGAACTAAAACCATTAACTTTTTCATGTTTAGTACCTCCACATTTAATCATATTATATATCATAATTATGAATAAATCAGGAATACGTATCTAATTATGGCATCACCAACAAGCGTGTCCGCTACCGCGTCAGCGTCCCTGTAAAGTCCGATATTACAAAAATCATCCGCCGCCATTGAGTCGTCATTAGTTAGTGTAACCACCGCTTTGTCAAGTGTTAGAGCAACACCGGGAACAGTAGTTGTTGAAGTATTTACCGCGTCATATACCTTCGCTGCTACTCCAGCATCGGCATCACTCTGAGCCGCAACTCTTCCGCAAAAGACAACATCTCCGGCAATCGCGGCAACGGAATAATAGTATACCCACAGAATAGGAGCTGATACAAAGTTAGGGGGTACAAGAAAGTTAAATTGTAACCATTCATCTGTCCCATCGTCTGCTGAAGCAATCCGCCAGTTAGGTTTAGGTGCTACGCCAGAGCTTTCTACCTGTGATATTGCCATAGGAACATTAGTACTTATTGGAAGCACTGCCGCGCCTATCGGTAATTGTAATTTACTGATACCAGCCCAGTGCGCAGCTTCGTTATCTCGCCAATAAGTATTTCCATGAGCTGCAGTAATTAATTGATTAGTTACATATAACGGTATAGCAGTTCGTGCCATTATTTCACCTTGCCCTTGAGAGATTGATTATTCTCTCTTCTTAAATCTTCAATCGTATCTGTCGGATCCCATGATCTTGATAGTGTGCCAAACTTATCCTTAATTGCTGGGATAGCCAGTACAATTCTTTCTATCTTAGAAGTGCCGCCCTTCATACGAATAGGACGCTCTAATAATATTCTCTCAATGTCGCTTCTTTCTTTTTCTGACGGGAATATTACTGTTCTTGGCTTTCCGTGATTCTCGAAATTACCACATGAGAAACAATAGAATATGGGTTCGTCCCAATGTACTGACTCTGCTCCGCCACACTCACATTCAACTAACCATTGGCCAAAGTTTACTTTTGCAAACACTGGTTTCCCCGTTGGTTCACAGTCTATAAATGGAGTATCGAGAACTCCACGCGCAACCATCTTCTTGCAAATACTTTTAATGCGGTCTTTTATAGACTTGTGTTTTTCCCTGAATAAATAATCTTTAGCATTTATGATTCTTGTTTTAGTTTGCATATTACCATCCCATCACTGTGTCAACACCTAAAAGATGTACGCCTATTCTCCAATAATCACCACCACCAACCCCATAGGTCGGTTCAAATTTAAATTCTGTGCTGACTAATTGCCCGGTCTTATTAAGCCATTTGTGTTTGATTTTACTAACCATGAAATTTTCATCTATTCCCCAAGTAGCTAAATCGAGGTTGACCATATCAAATAAATCTAAACCGAATTGAATATCAAATCTATCTTCTACAAACACCCTGGGAAATATTGGCTCCGCTCCCAAGAAGCCAGCCAGGAAAGTTGCCATATTCTGTGCAACCACTGTGTCCTGAAGCCATGCAAGATCAACATTAAACGCCTTTGGGTCTGTATCATAACCAGTTCCTTCACCAACCATTTCAGCAACATCTGGGCTTTCTATCGGCTTGCCTCTTATCTGCAAAAGCGTCAGGTATGCAGCCGCACCGCCATTGGTTAGTACCGTCTTTGACGTTTCTCCAAAGTCTGTGAATGTTCTTGTAAAGTTACCAGTTAAATCAGCACCGCCACCATCTTCCTGCGCATTGCATGTATAATCTGTACTGGCTAACGGATCAACAACGTCAATAGATGGTGTATCAATATCATTGTATTTATATGTTGACCACACGGTATAACTTTCGCCTGCGCCTATTAACGGCTTCTCGTTCAACGTCCAAATAACTTGTAGTGCTTGCAAGACTTTAGGATGTGATTGAATACCCACGATATTGCGTGTAAACTCCCAGGGTTGATTAATGCTAATGTCTTTTAGTAATTCATCTTCTGTGAGTATTGTGGCTACTGTAAAATCTTGATGCCTGCTATAATAAGTTAGCGTACCATCACGGGCAATAAACACATAACCCATTGTAGACTCGGAAAGACTTTCCACTTCGCCTTTAGCCTTCAGTTTTGGTTCCCACCAATAATTAATTGTATCTGGAGCAACGTCTAAAGAACTACCCCAGATAACTGGCCACCCCACATAATCTAATATATTCTCAATCGCTTCATCTGCTGTTAAGTCTGCTTGTATTGCCGCTCTAACATCTGCGTTTTGCAAATAACTCCAGCCATCTTTTATGACCAAATCAACTGTTCCCCTGCGCCCATAAGGAATTATCTTTGTTAGTATCCCGGTAAATACAGGTTCATTATCTCCTGCCGTTCCATTTTTTACTCTTATCCTGACCTTGCATCCAGACTTTAATAGACCGTATAAATCCCCCGCAGCATTATATGGATCATACCTGCCAGTATCATTATAGAGTCTGATCACCGCCTCACCGATTGGCATTCTCTCGAACCCGTCTGCTATTGCTCTTATGTAATAATCTCTCCCTCTCGTTGACTGAAAATAATATGCATAAGTAGCCTCGTTTTGACCATCAAACACATCATCCTTATCCCAATCAACCTCCATACTCCAAAGATTATTCGTTGTAACCGTTTCTCCATATCTAGTTATCGGTATATTGGCAACCGCTAAGATTAATAAATCAGCGTCATATTCAAGCGCGCCCCATTCACGTTCAGCACCAATTACGCTTTCTCCCCTCATATCTGTTACAGGTGGAGCAGTACCAACCACATTAATAAGTTGTGAATCTTCTGACAAATCAAACGGGGTTATTAATTTTGTAGTTTCTCCGCTTTCAGTTTGTGGCCCACCAAGAGAAGCGATAACATATTCTAACGCTCCCCATTCTCTTTGAGTTCCATACCCGTTATAATCCCCCCTCATGCCTGTATCAGTTGGGGATGTGCTCTCAATATCTATTAATTGAGAATCAGGTGACAAGTCAAACGGAATAATAACTTTCCACTCTCCCCGTCCATATAAAAACGTACCGTATTTACTCATCTCACCGTCTCAAAAAACCATCTACTATCAAATAGTGGTGGATAAGTGTTTGAGTTTCCGCCTACTGCTACGTTTGTGCGGTCTGTTATATTATTGCTAACTGAATTGTAATCCTCAACTATCTCGCCAAGATTAACGGCATTAAACGCATGTTGATTGCCATATATAATACAGTTATTAACTGTGACAGATTGACCAGCACCCAATGCTTGTTCAACTCGAATGGCATAAACTGAGCCAGTAATTGTGCTGTTTCGTATTGTAATGCCGCCGATTCGCTGGGAATATATTCCACTGTAATTATTAGCCATTATGCAATTATCAATCGCGTTTCCTGTATCATCAACCGTTGCCCAATGCCAGAAGGCTATTGCCGGTAAGCCCCCGGAATAACCCTTCTTAAATATACAGTTTTTGATGGTTGAGTCTGTCAAATTCCCAGACCCAAAGAAACCTTGAACATCAGTTGCTCCAAAATAACACTCATCAATTATTAGGTTCGATACTGCACCCACTGAATATACGCTATATGATACTGATAAGTCTACTTTTATTCCTTGAAATGTCCGATAGTTTTTAACAGATATGTGTATACAATAGTTTCTTGTTGTAGTAATGTCATCATCACTTCCCGTGATTCTGACTACTCCACCCACTCCGTCCGTATTATCCCCTGAATAATCGCCAATGTAAGTTATTGGAGTTCCTGCTCCACCGGACACATCACAGGTTAGCTCTTCTCTATAAGTTCCAGGTCCGACATAAACCGTATCCCCAGCAACTACCGGGGTATCCTCTACTCCGTTTAAAGTTAATTTTCTCAATGCCCAAGTCAAACCACTATTGCCGTCATTTCCACCAATACCTACGTATCTAGTTGTCATACATCTCTCCCATCAGCCCTCGCAGACACTACACAAAGTGAATATATAAGTAATAAGAACCACGCTATTATTAATACGCTTGCAATTATTATCATCATC